TGGCAGGGTCACGGCCCAGGCATGCGTAGCCGAGAGCGGTCATGAGTTCGGGGGCGGTCATGGGGGCAGGGTTGATGGTGGGGGGTTACTGGGTGGCTTGGTGGTGCATGGCGTCTCTTGACCAGAAAGCACCGGCACTGACCCAGCCTTCACGGGCGAAGGCCTCCATGACTTCGAGCGGCATGGTGGCGCGGCCTGGCCAGGTCACATGGTTGCCATTGTCATCGGGGTCCAGATCCACCGCGGCACCGCGGGCATGCAGGCTGGGCAGGCTGCCGCCACGCATGGCGCGGTTGTTGAAACAGCCTGCATACTGGCCCAGCACGCTGCGGTTGGGACTCTTGGAAATCTCAGTGAAGATGCGCACCAGGGAGGCCGCCACTTTCTGGTGGCAGCGCACGGTTTTGACCGGTTTCCCCGCATACTTCAGGCCCAGGCCTGCCACATCGGCATTGACGAGTTGCGTTTCATCCCCCGCAGCGCCGTAGAATTTCGTCAGGCTGGCTTGATCGGTCTTTGGCCAGGGGTTCTTCTTCGGCATGAGACTGCGCAGATACGCCTGGCAGGCGGCTGTGCTCTTCGGCCCCCAGAACCCATCGGGCGTGGTGCCAATCTTGGCTTGCATGAGCACGATGTCTTTGGCGTTCATTCGTCGTCAGGGGTCAGGGCTTGCAGCATGGCCAATTCAAAGCGTTCATCGCGGCGTAGGTAGGGGCTGGCGGGCAGGTGGCCGGGGTTCACATACTCGGCTTTCATCTGCAGCGGGCGCAGGTAGGAGACTTCGAGCGCTTTGAAGACCAGCTCGCTACAGAACCACTTGCCGTTCTCTTTGGCCGGGGTGCGGGTGACGAACTTCAGCACGCTGCGCCAGTCGTAGGAGGAGCCGATTTGGTTTTCGGCAAAGGCACAAGCGGCGTCCCACATGCGCGGTGTCATGCCGGGCACCTCGTAGGCGTGGATGCGCTCCCAGTCCTTGGCCTTCAGCTCACGCTCACGCACGCCGTAGAAGGGATAGCTTTCGATCACGCGATTCGTGCCCGGGACGAGCAGCGCCGCGTGGCTGTAATGGCTGCGGCTCTGCCATTTCACAATGCTGGCGATGGGGTCGCCCCCGGTGAAGAGCAGCACACGGCCACAATGAGGATCGGGTGTTTCAGGTGAGCGCATAGTCCACTCCTTTCAGGTCGGGCAGGTCGGCCCATTCGTTTTCGGTGGGGTCAAACAACGTGAATTGCAGGCCTTCGGGCAGGTCGAGGATGGCCCAGACAAACACATGGAGGTCATGGCTTGAGCCATCCGGCGCCTGGGCGCGGAGCGTGCCCACCGCCCAGGAGCAGCCTTCGTTTGCGGCAATGAGTTGCGCCTGCTGCACCACAGCGCGGGCTTGGTCCTCGCACTCCCACACGTTGCCTTGCCAGGGCTTGAAGGCTTGGTCAGCGGCCTTGCGCAGCATCGGCTTCGGCGGGCAGGCCAGCAGGCTCTTTTGCAGGAAGAGCCGGAAGTTTGGCAGCATCTTGCCTTCCAGCGCCACACGCACCAGAGCCTGCACCGTAGCGCCGTTGAGGCGACGGCGGGCAGTCAGCGGCTTGGGTTTGCGAAAAGGCCAGATCATGGGGTTCAGATGGGTGTCGGCTCTATGGCGTGACGTTGAGCGGCTGCTTGGCGCTGGTGCGCAGGGCGCGGATGAGCGGCGCATACTGCGGATGCCCGGTGACGACGGCTGCCGCGCCATACAGCGCTAGGCGTTCATCGCGGGACAGACCGGCGATGTCGCGGGCACAGGAGGTCAGCAGCAGCGCAGAGAGGAGCAGGAGAGTTTTCATGGGGTGGAGTCTTTGCCGGGGCGGTAAACCGAAGCGGTCGCCAGCTTGCCCTCGATGGTGCTCAGCTCACGGCGCATGCCTTTGACCTCACTGTTGAGTTCGGTGATCTGCGAGATCAGGACGCTGTGGATCTCCACCTTGGTGGACAGCAGGCGCACCGTGTCATTGAGCTTCGCCATCTCCACCGGCATGGGGGAAAGCGTTGTCACCCAGCCCCAAGCGATGGCGCAGGCGATGATCACCTGCGCAGGCGTCAGACCAAAGAGATTCAGGTTGCGCAGGATAAATTCACTCATGGCATGTTTGGCTCCGCCAGCAATCCGGCGGCGATCATTTGTGCGTAGGTCTTGCTCATGTCCTTGAAGAACTGGGGAAAGGCGTCGTAAACAACCAAATTTTGTCCCCGCTTGGACTCAATGAGCGCGGCCAGTTGCGTGTTCGTGTCGGATGGCAATTGACCTGCGTCGATCCACGGTTGAAGGATGTCAGCGATGCCGCCAAGCTCCGCGTCTGGATGCACGTTGATTTCGTATTCCGTGTCCACCACCAGCCAACGAGTGCCATCAAGGACATTCTCCCAGCCAAAGAGATACTGCGTGTCTTGTTCGGTGCGTAGTGTTGGTGGGCGACTCAGGCTCCAGAGCGCTTGGCTCAGAGGTTCGGCGGCAGAAGATGGAATGTAAAGGATCATCAGTAAAGACCAAAGTAGGTATTCATCACTCCCATCAAAATAGTCGGGTCCGCATGTGCCGTGGAGTAGCACACCACCTCCGACGTTTTCCCAGTGAAGTATTCCCCCGCGTCCGATGAAGACACACCGCGCCCCACTCGCATTGTCGTGAAAGTAAAGTTTGGCGTTGCGGCCGTGTTTTCCGTTATTGCCGATGCCGCGTTGACCTTGAGATACCGCACTGGGTTGCTTGCCTGGAATCGCGATGCCGCAATCAAGTTGCTGCCGTTCGCCAGAGTCACAGCCGCTGAGCTGGTGCCGTTAAACTGCACGTTATAAGTGGTGCCGGTGACGACTCGCGCAAAGCCCACGAAGCTGTTCACGTTCGTCCAGTCGTTCACGCCAGTTGCGCCCGCCGCCAACAATCGAGGGTATGATTGCCCGGCCAGATTTGCAGCTACACTCGCCGCCATGTAATTCGTCCACGCCGCCGCGCCACCGCCAGACACAGCCGCTTGCAAAAATTGTCCTCCCGAAAACAGGCAGGCAGGCTTGCCATTCACCGTCTCCAACGTGCCAGCATTGACAATCCGTGGTTGTGACGCGGCAGTTGCTTGCTCCAAATTGGCTCCACCGTTCTGGTGATACACCGTCCGCACAAACGCTGAATTTGATCCCACAAACGACGTGATTGCGGCTGTGTCTAAATCGCCCAGCGCCGTTGCTCCAATGTTTTGCTCAGTCGAATCCGAAGAACGCCGAATGCGTATCAATGGTCCCGTGTAGGAAGATAGAAGTCTGCGAGAAAGAGACCACGCAACAGTCAGATTGGTTGTATAAGCATCCAGCGCCCCCACAAAACCACTGCCGCGAAAACGCGTCCTCGACAATCCAAGACCGTTGGCAAGTGCTGGCATAGGTTATTCTTTCCAGAGGATGACCTTGCCGCTGGTGAGATCCATGTTGCTGCCACGAATCGGGTAATAGCCGACCGGCAACGTTTGCGCGGCCAGTCCAGACTGGTCGCCATCGTAAGCGCCCTCTGGGTTGCCCGCAGTCGGCGCGATAACGGCATTGATAACGGCTTCCGCGATGACCGTGAATCCGTAGAAGTTGTAAGCGGTGGCGTCGGTTCCGGCGACGACCTTGTAGCCTTTAGATGCGTGTTCTCGGGTCATGGTTTGATCGTGATAGGGTTTTTGGCGGATGCTTTGGCGCGTTCATTCAGCACCACAGGAACAGCAGCAACGGCAGCGGATTTGCCCACGTTGAGCCAGCCAGAGGACGTGATGCCAATAAAAGTTTTCTCGCCGTTTGGCAAGGTTCCGCAAGAGCAAAGTATCAGCGCCAGACATGGCACAGCAATGCGGGAAGCCAGCTTCGAAAGACCGATCTCGACGCCCCAAGAAAGGACAGCGGCGACGCCTGCTACAATCGCAGCGGTTGTATGCTCCGGCACTCCTTGGCCGGCGAGGAATGCCGTCATGGACACGGAGGCCGCAGCGATGAGCTTGAGCGCTTGGCGAAATAGCCAGCCGCTATTGGTGGCGGTGAGAGAGAAAAGTAGAGCGTTCATTTTGGGGGAGTGGACAAAACTTCATGCGAAGCGCCGAGGTGGCGCAGGAGCATGTTGCGGAGTTCTTTGCGATCTGTGTCGCACTCAGAAATGTGCTTCTCCATCACATCGAGCCGTTCGGTTCGTTCCGCGTTAAGCACCTCAACGAGTTGCTGGTTGCTTTTGGAAAGCCACCAAACGGCGATCCCCATGAGGAGCGCGGGAAGTCCGGCGGATGCGATTGATGTCCAAAGGTCGGGCGGCATTGTGGAAAAGGGGCGGAACTCGTCGGGGAAAATCAAATCATTTTTTGTCGGCAAGGATGTTGTTTGCCATATCAAATACCTGATCCATCACGCTGCCTGCCGCTCCCAGCCAAGCATTACCACCGCCCACAGGTGAGATGCTGGACGCCGCAGCCACTGCTTGGAGAGCATATTTCATCACATTCACCCCTTGCTCTAACTCGTCGTTTTTGTGGCCTTTGCCTGACGCGAGACGATAACTGCCGCCAATGACTTTGCTGATCGTGGAACCAAGCGGGTTGGTTGGGTCATTCTCGTAGCTTGGCTGGCCGGTGGCGATGGAAAGAATGCTATTCAATGGACCGGATAGCAAAGGAATGCCCATAGCTGGCCCAAGAAGCATTGACTTAACGTAGCGCATCGAGTTCCAGTTCTTCTCGTCAAAGAGTTCATCATCGTCATCGTCTCGCCAATCTCCAATCATGTTGGCGATGGTTTGCAGCATCAATGGCGCAACAACATGAGCGATGAACATCACTCGCCCGTCTGCTGCTGTTCCTTTGCCCTTTGCGATTCTGCCAACGGCCATTCCGTAAAGAGCCGCTTTCTGCCGCGCCTCACTGGCAAACATGAATAGCCATTTACCGGAAGGAGTCGCGGCCAGCTTGTTCTCAAACAGAGAACGATTCATCATTTCCACGGGTTGTGCCGTGCGGTCCACCATGATTTCTGTCAGGCGAATGGCTTCCGCGCTGGCCTGCTCTTCGTTCATGCCGCTGGCAAGAGCTTCGTTCCGTGCATAGTCGAAGTAAATAGCCGCGCTCGCCGCCGTGAAAAAGCCGTCTGTCTCACCAAGGATCTCCATCCCGCGTGTCGCGAAGGCTCGACCACCGCGAGTGATCTGGTTGGAGCCAGGATACTGGCCCAGCATCCCGGCCATAACCTGTCGCAGTTCGGGCGATGCTCCGGCCTCCACGCGGCGGCGAATCATATCGCTCTTCATGATGGCGCTCATTTCAAGCTGACCGCGCAGGAGGCGGGCAAATCCTTTGAGATAAGCAGAGGTTGGCATCTCGTAATAAGCGCCCAGGATGGCCGTGCTTTGCTTTGCCAGTGTGCCAAGATTCCACGCCAAAGCGCTAATTGAGAGGGCTTGCTGAAGCCTCGACTGGAATTTTTCAATTTCGCCAAGGGCGTGAGCCTGTTTTACGCCGTCGTTTTCAAAGATTTTCACCCAATCCTGAGCGGCTGTGATGCCTGCCGATCCTCCTTTTGCGGTGATGGCTGCTCGCACTTCGGGCCGTAGCAGAATCCCGCGCAGGTCACGCACCGGAGCCGCAAACGCTTTAAAATACTCCGTAGTTCCGACGTGCTGCCAATACGTCACCAGCGCATCTGCCAGCCGTGGGGCAGCGCGATGCACGCGGCGTGTTTTGAGTGCGGATGCCGACAAGCCACCACCGACCATGCCGCTGCCGTCAGGATCGACCACAGTCTCACCTGCTAGCGCTTCCCAAGTGCCAGGGGAATAATTGGCAATCTTCGGTAGCGGAGCGCCATACATGCTTTGAAAAACGGCATTGATGGATTGATAACCGTCCGCGTATTGACGAGCGAGGAAGGCGCGGATTTCTTTCGCTTCCGGTTCCAGTTTGCTCTCAATCTCCGCGATAACTTCTGGCGTGTAGCCGTGGAATGTGAGCGTATCCTGATAATCCTTCTGCCTCGCCAGCATGGTCAAATTGATGGCCTGGTTCTGCGACAGCTTCAACGCAGTGGGCGTGCCGGGAGAAAGACGCGTGATTGTGAGATTGTCCTTTTGCCGATTGCCGGGAAGGTCATCGTTTGCGGCAAACTGCTCCATCAAAGAAATGACTTCTGCGTCATCAAAACCAAGCGCTTTGGCGCTGGCGCGATCTTCGATGATCTTTCTCACCGTATCGACCGGCACCTTGACCGTGGTTTCTTTGCGATCCTTCATCCACGAAACGGTCATGGCCGTTTCCGCATCCGTCTGAGCAAAGTCCCACAAGCGTTCTTGATAATTGAGCGAGCCAAAAACCCTGCGCATAACATCAATGAACTCGTCACGCTTAGCCCGCACAGAATCCGTGCGCTGGTAAGTAGCTTGCCGGATGGAGTCCACCAGTTTACGCGCCACTTTTGAATCTTCGCCAAACAGTTTGGTCATCACCTGCTCAAACGAAATGAGGTTGTAACCCCAGCCGCCCGCCGCCCGCTTGACCGTCTTTTCATTCGCCAAGTCGTCTTGCAAACTGGCGATGTCGTGAGGAGTCCCGGTATCCTGCTGCAAGGCATCTGCATTTTCGCGCAGTTCGGTGAGCCGCTGCTCTGCCAGCATGCGCCAGCGGTTCTTTCCGTCTTTCACCGTGGCGCTCAGCCAATCCAGCGCAGCGCTCATGCTTTCCGCGTTTTGCGCATCCATGCCGCCGAACAATTCGAGCACCTGCATTTCTTCCATGATTCCGGCCAAATCGGCGTCAGGCTCCATGAGTGCCTGTTGTAACTCGTACCGTTTGCCGTCCATGCTCTTTTCCGCTACGGCCATCGCTTCACGCGCCAGCATTACGGCGCGGTGCGCTTCGGGTGTCATGCTACCTTTGGGCTGCTTGCCCGCTTCCATCTTTGGTGCTGCCCGCTCAAACAGCTTGTCGAGTTGTGTGCGGATTTCTTTCTTGAGCCACTTCTCAAGCTCGACGTTGAGCTTTTCGATCCGGCGCTCGATTTCCTTCAGCATCGCCTCGTCAGTCGCCAAGCCAGCAAGCTTGACGTAGCCACCCACCTTGGCGCGGACTTCGGGTGGAGCAGCGGCGAGGATGCCGTCAAGCAAACGCAAAGCGCCTTTCAGGTTCTCCCGTTGAGCCTTCGGACTTCCGGCCTTCTTTTTAGCTCCTTCCGCCCATTGGTCAGCTTCCGCCCGACTGGCGTCCTTGGCGTATTTCTGCGCGGCTTTGTAAGCGGCCACGGCTTCACGGTGCGCGGTCTTGTCCTTTTTCGTGGAGGCGATGCGCTTGCCGAGTTCGTTCCAGAGCGTGTCCGCATAGGCGTCCGGCAAAAGCCCGGCGTCATTCATCGCCTGCGCCATTTGGTCAGGCATGATGCCCGCGCCCTTAGAATAAAACGACGGCGGAAGCCAGGGGACGCCGTCATAATCGCCCGCTTTGGCGTCCGCCTTGCCCGCCTTCTTGGCGTTCGTGAACGACATGAGCTTGCCGAAATCCAGCATGGCCGAAACAAGCGGATCATCTTCGAGCGCCAACGGCTCAAATTCCAACGTCTGACGCGCATTAGGCGTCAGGCCGTCCATGTAATCATTCATTCGCTCCTCATAGGCCAGCGCCTCGCGCATCCGCGCTTCCTTGCCAATGTCGCCCGCGCTGCGAATAACGGCAGCTTTCTCGATCCATTCCGCGCCGAGTTTTTGCGCCCGCGCTTTCGCCACCTGCGCAATCGCCAGCCGCAGTTCAGGGTTGCGTTGGAAGGGAGAGAACGCGGCAGACATCCGCGACTCGAAGTCACCGGCGCGGATAGAGAAGGACTCCATCGCTGTCATCATGCCTTCATGGGTCGTTTGGACCTTCTTCGCAGCATCCCAGATCCAATGGTGGATCACATGCAGCGAATAGTCGTCCTCGATGGAGTAACGCTTCGCGACACGCTTGATCTGATTCTCGATCCTTTTCGCCACCTCGAATGCCATGCCATTGCCGCCGTCCTTCATGCGCCGGACGAGGTCTGCCCGGGCACTATCCAGACCTCCAGTCTTGCCCTCGCCGGTGATCCAGAAGTTTAGCTCAACGGCATCAATGGTGGCAGAGTCGCCGAAACCAAGGAGGTGCTTGATGAATCCCTTCTTGCCAGCGGAGATGCCGCCGAGTGACAGGACGATCTTGTCGATCTTTGACACATCCCCTTTTGCTGCATTGATCTCATCGGTGATGCGCGAGATCTCGCTCATCGTTGCCTTGTTTCCTCCCAGTCTAAACCCGTTCCTCCTGATGTCGTTGCGACCATAAGCGTCCCGCATGTCGAGCAGGGCGTCAAAGGACTCTGCTGTCGCAGTTCCCGCGTCTAGTGAGTCGAGAGCAGCACTGCCCTCAGCCGTTCCAAACCATAGAGCCACAGCCTCCTCTGGGCGGATCTTCTCGATACCGTTTTCGACCGTCTTGAATTTATCTGGAACGATGAGTCCGGTCTTCCCCTCGAAAACTGGCACAGTCATTGCAGACGCGCCGATTGACCCGAGCGTGATGAGGTAAGCCTTCGCAATGTCGCGCTTCTTAAATGTGCCGCCGATCGCCTTCTCGCGCTGAATCTTCATGAACCCGATCACCTCATTGAGGTAGGCGGGGAAGTCGCCCAGCATCGCCACTGCATGGTCGGTGGTGACGAGTGAGGTGTTCTTGAAGTCGGCTCGCAGCTGGGCGAGCGAGTAGGTGACCCCACCCTCGGCTGAATTGTCGTATTGAGCGACTGCCTGTTTCGCTTCCTCCCTGGAGACCCCCAGTGCTTCCAACTGTGAGTCATTGGCGACTCGAAGGAGTTCGACTACTTTCTGGACAGCACTTCGAGGGCTGACGCTGTCGCTTCGGGGTAGTATTCCTCCATCATCTCCAGCATCCCCTCGAGCATCGCCACTGTCACGTTTTCCTCGCCGTGCTTGTCCACGTCCTGTTGGACCCACCGGGGCAGCAGATCCTTCTGCCTCGGACCCAGTGCCCTCAGCCGATCCCCCGGCCAAGCTTCGTCCATTCGAATCCTCAGCAGCGATTTTGTCCCCTGCTTCGGAGCTTGTGGAACTGGGTTTGGAGGTGAGTCCTTCATGTTTCATCCATACCATGCCCGGGCGGACCTGTCCAGCCCAGCCTTGGGACTCCCATACTTTCTGGAGTTCGCCCATTTGCCCCGGCTTCTGGTAGTAGCTCTCGTCAAACTCAGACTCCTGATACTGCTTGAATCCTGCGCGGGCGTAGAGCGTGGGCAGCAAGCCGTCAGGATACTTCTCTGACTTTACAGCAAAGCAGTCGAGGAGGTTGCCGCCCTGCTTGATCGCCTTGTCAAGGAGCAGCGGCATGATCCCGTTTGCGCCACCTTCGTTGTTCATGACTGAGACAATCGTCCAGTCTTTTGCCGGGTCGCCCGGGTCTCCCTTCCCTGGTCTTTTGAGCGCAAACCAAATCTCACCCTTTGGGGTGAGCGTCTTCTCCTTGACGCCGTTGACTGTGCGCTCGCCCTTGACCTCCCTGATCGGGAGTCGGAAGATTTTCATCTCGCCCTTCTTGAGCAGGTCGGAGATGACCTCTGTCGCAGGCTTTGTGCGAGCAGCTTTCACCACGCCCTTCTTGTTGACGCTCTCTGCCTCCTCCTCTGTGTAATCGGAGAGGGTGATCGCTGCGTCGCTGTTCCGAATGGCACGCGCAAAATCTGCGATGCCAGACTGCCCGGGCCTGCTGATCTCGATCCACTTGTCATTGAGGGCGGCGATCATTGCTTTCGCCTGATTTGGCATCACATCGATCTGTGATTCGTTCCACTGTTTGAGCATCGACGCGGTGATCGTTTGCATCTTTGCGCCCTCGGGCAGGCGACCGTTTAGGTAGTAGGAATGATTGTCACGCCCCTCCCTGTTCAGAGTATCTCTGAGGTCTGGCATGGCGAGGTTATACGGCACCGGAGTCCTGAAGTGAACCACAGCTGTGCCTGGGGCGAATACATCATAGGATCCATGTGCTGGCACGCCAAAGACCGCACCACTCAGGTCTCTATCCTTGAGCCCCTTTTCCAGCCTGTTGACGTCGATCTCTAGGAGCGAGAAGATGGATCTCTCGGCGACCCCTTGAGAGCTAGCGTCGAGGGTTACCCTGCGGATCTGATCCATCGGAGGAACCCCAAGCCCTTCAGCCGCAGCCGACGATAGTCTGTCGGCGATCCACTTCCGTTGGGGGAAGATCAGGTCGTTGCGGAAGTTGTTCAACTGCGCAGCGGTGAACACTTTTGGAAACTTCAGGATGCCATTGAGTTGAGCAATCGACACTGCCTGCTTCTTGTATTCCTTGAATGCAGCAGCGATCTTCTTGTTCTTGAGCAAAGCCTTCATCTCTCCCCGTGTCGCGGCATCAACCTCGCCACCCACGTCGGGCTCAGCGACATCGCCGCCATCCTCTTCGAGGTCTTCTGAAATGTCGACCTTCAGATTCTTGATCAACGACTCAGCGTTTAGCCCAACTAGGATTTTCTTCTGATCGAGTAGCTTGGTGGTCGCAGTCGCCTTCTGGCTCTCTGCGCCCTCGTCAATAAACTTGGCGATGGCTTGCTCCTGGTCGGCGGTCAATCTCCCTTCTGCAACATACCTCTCAAGCTCCGAGAACTTTGCGGCGACAATGGTGGCATTGGATGTGTGGGAGTCATCCTTCATCGCATAGGTCGCGACCAAGAACTTCGGTTTGCCATCCTTGCCGACATACACGATTCCATTCTTTTTCGCGGTGTTGAGCTTACCTGTCCAGAATCCCAATCTGCTTGATGCCCACACGACGTCCTTGTCGCGATATTCTGGCATCAGCGGGAAAGCTGGTCCGCCTTGCGCAAGGATCTTTGCGATCTCTCCAAACCATCCGCCAGCAGCCGTCTTGTCTGCCTCCATTGGGATGAAACCTTTTCCGATGAAGAAATCATCGAGGACACTCGGAACCTTCGCCATGTCTGCCAGCGTGTTGGCAGCAATAGTTTGCACCCTGAGAGAAAACGTCTCGCCATTCGGCCCAGGCGCTTCTTCCGAATAAGACGCGCCACCCACGTTCAGCGCTTCGTTGGCGATGGCTTCGGCGTCCGCTGATGCTTCGCGCTCGAACTTGGCTTGCTGATCCACGCCGAGCAAGTCGTCAATGTACGCGTCGTATTCGTCGCCCAGTTTGCCAGTCTTTCGAGCTTCGCGGATTCTCTTCGCCGTTTGCAGCACGGAAGCCAGAAGGCGCTTAAATGCGCGAACCCACGCCACCAAAGGCGAGTTGTTTTCTTCGAGCGATTTCGTGATTGATCCGCTTCCAATACGCCGACCATCTTGCAACCTGCCGAGCACATCAGCCACGACGATACGTGAGACGGCCTCCACAAGCGCACGCGGGGCAAAGTCTGGCGATGCGTTCACCGCGTCAGACGTGGAGCCAATGAGAAACTTTTCGCCCGTCGCTTCTTCAGCTTGCTGGATGAGTCCGAGCCAATCGCTTTTCTTGTAGCGGCCAAGTCGCAGCCCTTCCTTCAGTCGCCCCTCGCTCGTTTCTTCAATAAGAGTGGTCAGGTTCGCGTTTTTGTATAGCTTCGACTTCGACACTCCACCCTCAACCACATTGGAACCGAGAATGATGGCTCTTTCGACAGCATCACGCATGATCTTGATGCGCTCTTCCTGCGACTCTCCAAAGACGTCCGCCGCGATCTTGCGGGCCTCGTCAATATTTACGCCTTGTATGACGTTGGCCGCGATTGCCGCCTTGATGGCGTCCTCTGGAGACATGGAACCACCGCGAACGCGAGTCGCCAAAGAATCTGACGAGCGAGGTGACACAGTGACCTCTTCGCCCTTTTTTTGCAAAATGTCGTCTGCGATTCGGAGAATGGAATCATTGTTGATCCGCTCCATCTCGTTCATGTTCTGCTCAATAACTGGTTGAGCATCGCGCCATGAGTCGAAGGTTGCTTTGCTGCCATCGTTCAAATCCGTCACAACCACTTTGCCACCAGGGAGGAGCGTGTACTCAGGAATCAGACCTTGGCGAGTCACTTCAACGACGGCCTCGGCGACCGCTTTTTGTTGTGTATCAAGTTTGTCTTGATACTCCGCCGCAACTTCAGGCGAACGGCGCGTGAAAGCTTCACGGTAAAGCGCCTGCGCCTCATCCATTTTCCCGGCTCTAGCCGCCTCTAAAATCGGCACCGCCTTCACTTCAATGATGCCCTGCTCTCCAAGCCTGTCACGACTACTAAGCAAGTTTTGCGCATCCTTGATGTCGCGATGTGTGGCAATGCCAGCGCCAAGAAGAATGAGCGGGATGCTGGCGATTGCCACCGTTCCGCGAGAGTTCTTCCATCGTTCCCATTCAGAAGCCATATCCAGCCCGGTATCTATGCCAACAGCCTCAAACACAGCCCGCGTGAACGGCATCGTCAAATCTTGAACGCCTTCTTGAGCTTGCTCAAAAACAAAAGTTGCCCCAAGCCTTGCGCCAGCATTTCGCCAAGCCGCACTTGTGCCGCTTTTCAGCACGGCTGCGACACTCGGCAGTGTTCTCAAAAGGCCAATTCCAAAAGCATCAATCCCAGCTTCGCTAGCGCCAGACATTCTTGAAATCAACCGTGCTTCGGAAGGTTCAAGCGATGGATTCTCAAGCCTCAACTGATCGTAATTGGCTTCTGAATACAACTGCCAGGAAATCGGCAGGGTTTTGCCGCGCGTCAAGACGTTCACCGCTGCCATCGCGACGGTGCTTCCAATCGCGCCAGAGATCTCGCCAACGGGATCGGAGCTTTCTGCAATGGACCGCAACTCACGGGAAATCTGGTTTTTCTTAAACTCTCTTTTTTGAGCCGCTTCAATTAGCTTCTTTTCATCGGCATCAAGCTCGCGGTATTGCTTGGCAGTTTGACTTGCTTCATCAACATCCGCTCTTGTCACATCTGCGGACACTGTTCCAAAGCTCGTCACTTTCCATTCTTTAATAAAATCTGCCGCTTTCTCGGCGCTGTCGATTTTTTCCATTGATGTGTAAGCCACACCGGAAGCGATAGGATGCCGAGCCTTTGCCGCATCCGTAATTAACGGCAGCGTTGGCATGTTCGACATGCTTTCAAGCTCCTCGTCTTTGGCAATCCCTCCAAACTTGCCAACGTATCGACCGCCGCTTTCTCCGATTTCTTGGAAAAATCCCGTGATTGCGTTGATTGCAGCGCCAGCCCCGCCCATCGGGCCAGACTCACGAGCGCCGATGCCTTTCACTGCTTTCTCACCTCTTGCTTGAGCCATCATCGTTGCGGCTGTCAAAACGGCCTTTCGTTTTGCCCCTGGCAAATCCAGCAGAAGATCCTCGAAATCTTTCAGAGTTTCTTTGTCACCGTCTTTCGGCGATCCCTGCATGGTTCGCTGGTAAGCGTCAACAGCGTCGGATAGGCCGACGCCGGCAATGACTTCCCGTGCCTGGAGAAAGCCCTTGGTGAAGGCCGTGGACTTGGGCATGCGTTCAAGCCCATTCTCTTTTTGCCATGACTGCAATGATGGGATGATTTCCTCTCCCAAAATGGCTGCTTGCACGCCTTTATCAAAAGTCTCACGTTCATCTTTCTCGTCGAGCAGCTTGCTTTTCGCCTTTTCAAAAAAGTCGTTTGCATCCTTGGGACTCACCGACGCCCCAAGTCCCTTGGCATCTTTGGAGAATGCAGGCATGTAAAAGCTCTCAAACTGTCGATCTACTTCTTCAGGAGATCGGCGAGTCCTTTGAGCCACAAAACCAACCGATATAAGCCTCTTCTTCTCGTCCTCGCGCAGTTCTTCCGGCGTGTACTGCAAGTGGCGGTTCATGCTGTCTTGCAAAGATTGCGGCTGTTGAGGGAGCCACGCGTCAAACCCTTGTTCAAAGGCTGGCGTAAAATCAAGATTTTCGTTGATAGGCATGGCTACTTGGAGGCTTTGCGGATTTTGACGCCGGATACATTTTCTTTAATCCTCACCCCAAGAGCCTCGCTCGCCTCGGGCGTCAGATCAACCAGCTTGTTCTTTGAGTTCGGGTTGATGTACATGCCCGTCTCGTCAAAGATGGCTTTGATCTTTTTTCCGTTGAGTTCGATTTCCACAAGGCTCTTGCTCGTGTCCCATACGCCGTCCTTGTTCGGACGCGGCAAAACTACTCCAAGAGACTCTGCCGTTGATGGAGCCAAGGCTACGGTCGGATATTTTCCGAACCACGGCTGCTCACCGCGTCTCATTCCTATGGAATTCATGCCATCATCTTCATCGCCAGGGTATCCATAGCTTGAAGCCGTGCCAACAAACGCGCCGTCTGGCTCCACTTGGTAGCGGGAGGGGTCATTGCTCGCCTGATCCGGCACAATCTGCGGAAACCACGCGGACTGTCGGCGATCAGAACCCGTGATGTCATGAAACATTTGAACCGCTTCTTTCTGCGTAGGCGTGCGCTTCTGAGTTTGAATGAACTCATCGAATGCGCTTTCGACCCTGTCATTGAGTTCAGCCGCTTTTAAGGATGCCTCAAGGGCTTTACCACCAATCACCTCTTCGCCGCCAAACTTGCCGGACACGGCCTGATTAAATAATTCTTTTTCTCCTTCTTCAAGAAGATCGTATTGAGTTTGATCAAATACCGCCACGCGTTTGTTGTTTTCGGTCTTAAATCGGTTTTTGGCAAACTCTTGAAAAAGTTCCAATTGTTGTGGTCCCGTTGTTTTCGCTACCCTTGCGGCCTCCTCTGCCGACAATCCAAATTGCTGTAATTTTTCAGGCATGCGCAAAAGGCTTTGCGCGGCAGGCTCTTGTGAGCGCGTCTTGTATTCGCCAAACGCTCCCGACTTCATCAATTCTTGAACGCCATCAAGCATCCATTTTCTTTTGGCGCTTTCATCGCGGCCTGCGCTCGTTGTATTCCGTTTCACCACCGCGTCAATATTGGACGTAAAGCGTTGTGCTTGGAACTGATCGACACCCATTGCCGCCGCCTCGCGCTGAATTTTTTCAAACTCTGCGCCAGTCGTGTCCTTTGTTGGATCGTAGGTCAAGACGCGGTTGTTGATGAAGTCGTTGAACTTTACGGGGTCAGCAGGAAGCCCGGCCTCGCGGCGCTTGATGGCCGACATGATAGGCGTAGCGTCCTCTACGGTCATTTGACCTTCTGCGACTTGCCAATTGATTTCGTCGGCGCTGGGAAAAATGCCATTAGCCGCGTCATAGTTTAGCTTGCCGTAAAGGGCGGCGCTGGCCTTATTCTTCTGCGTCTCAACTTTCTGAGTATAGAACTGAGTCGCCTTTGCTTTCGCAATGTTTTTTTCGTCCTTGCTCATCAAGGTGGAATTTTCAAAAACGGCGATGGCGCTATCCAAGTCTGGTTGTTCTTGCTGCAAAAAAGCATTTGCTGCATCATTTTCATTTTTCAAATTGGCAGCATCGGCCTGCTTGTAAAACTCCGTTTTCCACAGCGCTTCTTGCTCATCCGTCATGCTGCCAGCGACTTTCAGATTGAAGGAGTTGTCGATTCCGCTGTAGTCGCCTTTTCCCGCAGCCTCGCCAGCTCGCAGTTTGATGGCATCAACGGATCGTCCAACCGCACGCGTGAACGCATCGCCTTGCACAGCAATTGCTTTTTTTCCAGACCATTGGTTAAAGGCAGATGTTAAGCGAAGCCTTGCGCCATCGGTCAGCTTCATGCCGTCGATTCGATTTTGAAGCTCGGTCTGGCGCTTCTGCCACTCAGGCAACCATTGATCTTGATCCGTGGTCGTTTGCTGGAACTGCTGAAACTCCAGTGCGGTGCGCTGCATATCTCTCTCGGCCTCAATAAGTTGGCGCGTGTCGTTCGCCTCCGCTGTCTTTTGCGCCATGACCTGGAACGCCTTCGACGCCTGCCCAAAAGCTTGTCCCCACGCTGCCGCTCCCTCGCCCGCTTGTAGTTGAGCAGGCATAGGAACACGCGCACCAACTGGAGCACGAAGGGAATTGCCGTCGTTGTAGAGAGGGATTCGAGCCATATTTAAAAACCTGCTGGACGTTGAGAGACTGGGCGCGGTTTGTATCCGGCGGGCATTGGGGAGTTGGATGGAGCGGCGCTTGATGCTTTTGGCATACTAGACGCCATGCTAGCCATTTGACTGAATCCAGATAACAGCGTTGCGTTAGCTTGCGCTTTTGCTTGTGAGGATTGTTGAGCGCCCATAGCTAAAGCGTTTTGCGCGGCGTAAGTGTAACCACGGCGTTCTGTATCAGCTCCATAACTGATGTCTTGTAGTTCTTGCTGTTGCTTTACTGCTGTATTGGCAAGAATGTCCAATGGCGTTCCGCTTACTTGAAGACCCTGGCCCGAAATAGCGGCTAATTGCGATGATCGAAAGCGTCGTTGATCTTCCATTTTGCGCCGAGTTGCGACCGCTGTTTCATTTGCTTTTTGCGCCGCTTCTGCCGCCAGCGCGTCAGCTTGCGCTTGTGCATTCAGTTTGGACTGCTTGGCTTGCGTTTGAGCCGCAGAATAATTGGCGTATGTGCTAGCCGCTGCACTAATTGCAGCTATTGCCAAAATAATATCATCAATGACAAATGCAGCAAGAAAAGGAATGAAGTTCATGAGCCGGAAATTTCTGCTTTGAGCACAAAGCCCAAAAGGTTAAATGGTGTCGGGTCGGAATGCTTGAACGTAAGGGCGATTGAGTCGCGCCATTCTGGCGGAACATGCTCGTCAATGCGACCTGTAAAGATGCCAGTAGTTCCTGACGGGTAGCCAATGGCAAAACCGGTTTCGTCAGGCGTGTTGTTGAGCGTTCCACCCATGCTGCTTTGAAGTAGCAAATGGATGCGCTGCGCATTGAATCGGCGACCTTGAGCCGTGCCGTCCCGAAGTATTAGCTCCATCGGCATTGGTTTAAGCGTCGCTGTGTAAGGCAGTCCGACAAAAAGCGAGGTAGCGGCTGCTCCGAGTGTGATGGCTCCGCTGGCAACTGTTTTGCTTTCAATTGTGGTGCCGTTTGCCCAAACTTTGACCGCCTTACCTTCAAGGTGTGAAAGACCCGTCACCGCTGTGCTGCTGGACTGCGTAATTTTTTTGGCGCAGTCGAGGTAGCAAAAATCTGTCGAGGTATCAAAATCGAAGGCTTGGGCCTTTGGATAAAAGCGCTCAATGTAGCGTTTTGTTGTCCCGTTGATGGTGCGATTGACAATCATCCAAACGCGATCTGCCTCGCCATTTCCTCGAAAAGTGGCGACGCTTTCAAAAGCTCCATCGGTTCTACGATTGAACCACGCTGTGATTTGATTGGCGCGATTGTATGAGAATCCCAACAATCGCCCATCACTGGTAACGCACCATAAAACTGGATCTGGCTCACTTTGGTAGGCCGTTTCCACAATCCCGGATTTCGTAATCGATTCCGATCTCAGAGTCATGTCATTGGCTTCGTAAGCGTCATTTGAAAACAAATACGCAAACTCGAAAATTTTCCGGCCAGTTGGCGAAACCCAAAGCAGTGAATCCTTCGTCTGGACAGACTGGACGGTAGATGAACCCGCTCGATTTCGCCGCACTGCTTGAACATTGGAAGGTTTTAGAACTTCAGATCCATCGCCTCCCCCTGAAATTGTCCATTCATCTCCAGCCGTGCCGACGACCAAGCCTTGGCGGAAACTGGCAATCCACCGCACGACGTTGGCTTCGTTGGAGTTTAACACGAGATCAAATCCATCGCCGTCACCCTCGCCCGTGCGAAAATTGAAAAAATCGTCAACGACACTGCCGCGAATGCGATTTGGTTCTTTTGCTGTGCCGCCAAACCATAGGCGCAAATTGTGAACAGCTACAGCCGCAGGGTATCCGTTATCTTCGGAAAATGCCGAGGTGTAAAAAGCGGTGGACGCGATGCTAATGGCAGGAGTTGGAACAACACTTCCAAAAGGCAAGGCAGCTCGAACTTTTAAAACCGTAGAAGATGTGACGGCTAGCACCGTGAATGGAATCTTGATTTGCGCGTCAGCAGCTTCCAGAAGCATGCCTGCTGGAGAACTTGATAATGCTTGGCAAAAGCCACCAAGGCGATACCACTCTCCCGCTGGTGCTGCTTCATCCTCAAAAAGAATGGTGCCCTGAGCCACGTCGCCAAGCGTCCACTCGCGAGCGACCTCCCAATCAACACCGTTATTTGATTGCTCAAGCCTCAATGCCCCAAGCGGAGACTCGCCGGATTTCCAAGATGATGAAACGGAAAAGCCTCCTTGAATAAAGATGGCTTGTGACGGTGTGTATTCAGAACCTGGCGTTCCTCCTGTCCACAAATTCAACGAAGCACCACGAGGTTGTGATCCGCTTGAATACCGATACAAAGAAGGTTCAACGATAAATTGATCCCCTGCATCAAGCCCAGTAAAAATAAGTGAATTTGATGCCGTGAGATTGTATTCAACTTCTGCACCTACCGCTAAACGCCAACGATTAGCCGCCAAATCGGTATTAAATGTGCCGCTCGTGTGGGCAATGAGGCAGTAGTATGCAATGCTGTTTTGTATGCGAATGTTGCCAACCGAGTAGGAAGTTGAAGTCGCCCAGTTTGAATGGTTATATGATATGGTCACCGTGTCGTTTTCGCGACTCAAATCGTGCTTTTTAAGGGGCGGGAAAATATAGCTGATCGGCTGCACAAGGAACGAATAACTCACCGCTGTTGTCGCCGCGTCGCTCCAAGCCGTATTGCGAATAAAGTTTCCAGTCAAAGTGTCCACTGGAATTGACTCAATAAGCAAAGGTTGATGCAATGGATGCACCAAGATCACCAACCTACCAACTTGCTGAAACTGAATAGCTGAAAGCTCTGATACCGAGTAATTGTTCGGCCATTCTATCACATTGCCAGTCAGCGCATACCAGTGCCCAGCCGCAAGTGCCGAAGCAAACGATGCGTCTTTTGCATTGTCATTCGCGATTCGAACGTAATTGGTGCCACTGCTGCTGACTAAATCACCAAGGTAATATGTGGTCGAGGTCGAATGCGACGGCACTGAATACCCTGACTTGATTTGCAAAAAAGCAGGATCGTTTTCTTTCCAAAAACGAAAATAACCAGCCCCAACTTCAAAAATATAATTTTCGGTTTGGCTGATGCGTAGCGACACAAGTCGAGTCTTCTTCGTTGAGTCTTTGACCTCGCCAATATATTGCGTCCCTGGCGCTTTAAAAGCGCCGCCATAGGGCCGAACGATAAAATTGTCCATTGTCACGCACCCTGATCGGTATCCATCAAAATCAACTCGTCCGATCATGAGCGGTGATAGCTCGCCGGAGTTAAAATTGACTGAAAGGTGGTGGAAGTCGGGCATGGCTTATTGTGTGGAAATGAAGCCGCGACGTGCGCGGACAAGCGCGGAGTCGTAGGATGGTGGAATGGCGCGGCCTTTGCCTTGACGGGAATCTTTTTGCTTCGCCGCTGGTCCGATCAGGCGTTCAAACTGTGCTCGAAGCTCTGCGGATTTGCCAGCCGGTCCGGTCAGTTCCTCCGCGATGTAAGACGCCAGCACCAGGGCAAAAGCATTGATGAACTCCTGCGGCCAATTGGCAGTGTCGGTTTCTTGGAAAACGTAGGAAAGCAAGATCTCGTCAGCGTCGCACAAAATCTTTGAGCCTTCGACCGCGTAGCGCTGCGAATCTTCCTCGTTGCCTTCCAGCCCGTTGACCTTGTTCACGCGAAGGCAATCGTTCGGCCTTGCATGCTGGTAGTCCCAGCCAAACAAAGGTGCCAGAATCCATTCGCCCGTGTCGCTTGTATGGGAGCCGCTAAAAACAGATCCTTGTAGGTCGAAAGTATTGGCGTTGACGACCGTCACATACCACGAGCCGTTAGCCGCAGGGGCACCGGTTACTTTGCGGATGTGAACGCGATTGCCAGTCGTCAGGCCGTGAGACGTGGCCGTGACGCGGATCTCGTCACTTGCCCCAGCGTCAGCCAATGCCACGCCTGACAGCGCCGTCCAGGTCAGCGTCAAACGCGCACGTTTAGCAGCAAAGTTCCACGGGTGCGAAGCCAGTGCCTCGTCGCGTGCCGCATCAAACCACTTGCGGCAGACTCGCGCTTGCTGTGTGGCATCGGTGTCGAGGTTTGTCATCTCCTTGGCAGAGATGAGCGACAGCGCAAGATTGGCGATTTGAGTTTCAGTCATGGCTTTTTAAAATGAAGCCCTCGCCGCCCACATGAAAGACGACGAGGGCTAAGGACTCCACCAACCACGAGGAGATTTTAGGCAAGCGAGTAGGCGATGTGCCACGTCTGCGTGTGAGATGCGCCGTTGGTGACGGTGCCCCAGGTGACATAGACCCAAGCATCATCAGCCAACGTGACCGGAGTCAGCGATGCTGCGCCTGCCGTGGTGCTGAACGGTTCGAAGCCAGCGGAACCACCAAGAGCAATGGCAGTGGCGTAGCCGTCAGCGTCGCCGGTGCCATCGTCGTAGATGTAACCGACTGTGCCAGTGCAGGCATCGCCGGGATCGCCGTGGTCAACCGAGCAAAGCTGCGGGATGACGCGGGCACCTTTGGGGAGCCGGACGAGGTAAAGCGGATCAGCGGTGGCGGCAGTGTAGCCGGTTTTGCTGACCTCCACCATGCGCAGGGTGCCACCTGCCTGTTTGATGTTTGGAGCTTGCGAGATGTCGTCAAGCGCCGCGAGTTGAAGCGTTCCGAAGGATGTGTAAACAAGAGCCATAGTCGTAGAGAATTGAGTTCAGGAATGGAGAAAGAGCGGGAGCCTTTCGACTCCCGCTCAGGATTGGGTTACGTGGCGGGCGGGCTTTCGTCCGCGTAGATGCGAACGACCTTTTCGTTTTCGGTGCGAACAGCGCCGCAGCGATAGACGCCACGGATCTGTTTGCAGTGGCGACGGCTTGGCAGCATGTCCATGTGGGTGTTGCGGCCACCTTCGGCGAACTTGATGCCGGACTTGTGCCACGCGAAGCAGGTGCGGACATCGGTCGAAGTGTTCCGAGTCAGCAGTTCGGTGCGAACGAACTTGAAGCCAAGGAAACGGTCGATCTTGCCGTCCACGAGAGCTTTCACGCTCGCGTAGTCTTCGGAGGTCATTTTGTCCACCAGCAGCATGTCTTGAAGCTGCTGTGAGGAGTGGGCAAAATAACGGTCGCCGTCATCGACTTCCTGCTCGTCCAAGAGCTTCTTGGCGCGGCTGATCTTCGCCAGCGTCAGGCCGCTGTTAGCGGTCGAACCAGAGGCGACGTAATCAACAGCGATGGACATTCCGCCAGAGAACGAGTTAGAGGTCGTGCCGTTCTCGCCGATGTAGCGAGTGCCATCGAATGCCTGGATGATGACGCGGTCTTTGGTGCGGTTAGAGGCCGCAGCCATAGATGCCACTTCATCAGAGTCAGGCAGAGCGATGGTGCCAAGCTGGATTTCATCATCTTCATCGAAGACAATGACCTTCTCGAACTTGCGTCGGAAGATCCAGTAGCTATCGCCGGTCGAATCGCCGTCTGGCGTGTCGCCCTTGCGTTCGGTGACTTCGGACATTTCGCCTTCGTCGAGTTGATTGAACTTGCGGCGTTTGCCGGTGATGGTCGTCGGCGTCACGGCAGTGCCGAGACGTGAGTCCATCTGTTGGGCGAGCATTTCCCAATTTTTGGAATACTCGGTTTCAAAGTAGGTAGGTAGCTGGTCACTCATAGCGCATAAAGAGATTGGATGATTGCGAGAAATGGCTTTTCCGAGTCGTGGATTTGCCGGGTGTTACCCTCTCGCGGGTGTCTCTTTCGAGGCCGCTGCTTGGCTCTCGCGGGTATCCCTGGCAACAGGGGCCGCTTTGACTCTGTGGTGAAGGGGCGGAACTCTTTGCCAAATGTCAAACGAGAAATTTAATCCGCCTTAAATCCACACACGGACCTTAGTTTTTTCATATCTAGGGCTGGCCCAGGGTCCACCTTCCGGCTTGGTGCAATGTCATCATGGCCGACGACGTCGTCGAGCTTGTAGCGAGCAACGAGCGCCTTGGACACTTCTTCGCAGGCGGCGAGTTGGGCCAGTGGGTAGGCTTCCCACTGCTTTTCTGGGCCGCCGTTTTTGTGCTTGCTGGTCAGCAATGGGAGCTTGGACCAGCGGCGTGCGAGTGGTGCGTCGTCGCCAGCGTTGGCTAACTCGATGCCGATGGAGCACGAGTTCAGATTGCTGTAATTGAGCCAGCGCGAAACGCCCGCATGCCCGCAGGTGACGTTGAACGGGCGGCACTGGTAAACGGTGCCGTTGCGGTCGATGACGATGTGAGCGGAGGCACCCTTGGCATCTGGACTGCGCCAGAACTCAATGGAGCTTTCCGCTGTCGCTCCACTCGTGAAATGAATCACGAGGAAGCGACGAACGGGCATGGCAGATCCGCCCGGTATCGGACGGCGCAAAGCTCCTTCGAGCCAATGGTCGGCGCTGATCTTCATCGGCGTTTCATGCGTGGTTGAGTGCCGTTGCGCTTGTGAGCTTCGGCAAGCTTGCGATCCACCCAGCGGTCAAGCCGGTGCATGGCAAACATGACGCACAGCAAGAGGCACGCGCCGACGAATGTCCAAGCTAGCGTTTGCGCGATCATGCTTTGACCCCCTGGAGCCGCATCATAAGCGCTGCGGCTTCCTGTTGGCGTGCTGGGCCCTCTTTGCCAAAGTAAGCGGCATGCCAAGGGTTATTCGTGTTGCGGCGAATGTCTTCAGCCTGCGCCTTGCCGTCCATCACGATTCCCGCTTTGTCGTTGCCAACGAGTGCGTCAGGCTTCATGAGGTTGGATGCCAGCAGCATTGCCTTCACAGGATCATTGAACTCTCTCTTTTCGAGATCGAAGCCTAAAATCTGAGCGGTTTTCGATGCTTTTTCATAATTCACATCGTAGCTCATACCCCATTCCCTACGAAGCTCCGCTTCCTGCGACTGGACGAACTCATCGAGCTTTGCCTGTCCCGATTGATGCAGCTTCGCCATGCGCTGCATGTCAAACTCCACCAGTTTTTGCGCCGCAGCCGGAGGAATGTTCAGCGTGTGCGCTAGCTTGGCGAAGTCGCCGATCTCGGCCTCGTTCCACGTCAGACCTGCTGGCATTTCTTGCGGCTTAGCGATCTTGTAATCCTCGACTTTTGCCGGGACGCCAAGCACATCGCGGATTTGCGAGTTGAACTTTTCCACCTCTTCCGGCTTCGCGTCTGGAGCGGGAGCCTTAAGCGTGGACTTCTGGCCGATGAGCTTCGATGCGTTGGCATGGCCGCGCATGAGTTCAAGCGGGTTTGGATACTTCGCCAGCGTGGCGGCGGAAGGCTTGAGATCGTCAGGCAAAGCGGCGTCCCAGCCCGCTCTGAAGTTGCCTTTGTCATCGAGCGCGGATCGGAAGTCCCAAACGGACGATCCACCGCCTTCGCCGTCGCCTTGTTGCGATTGCTGCTGACTTGCGCCGCCGCCGTCGTTTGAAGCACGTCCAAGCAGAGTTCCGCCGCCGCCTTGGCTAGCACCGTCGCCGCCTTCGCCTTCAAGAATGAATCGTGGATGAAGTTTCATGGGTTATGCGTCCTCTCCGGTGAAGTCGTTTTCCTTGGCCGTGTCCTTTTTCTCCCCTGGCAACTGCTCTTGCAGCTTGGCCTCGGCTTTGAAGAATTCTGCCGTTGAAGCCGGAACGCGGCGGTTAGTAGGGTAGCGAGCGGCGATTTCCGCCGGCGTCGCATGAGCTTTGAACCACGCGACGTATTCCGGCGTCTTGTCACCCATAGCCGGGTGCTTGGCTGGAGGCGTTGGAATCTGGCCTGCGTCAGCGAGCTTGTGAAGGCGCTCGACGGCAGAACTACCAGGCTGAACTATGGAAGGCTGAACAATTGCAGGAGCTTCAGACGCGTCTTGAATCAGTCCGCGGCGCACCATCTCGGCTGCGAGTTCGTCGTCGCTCATCTCGGCGAGAGATGGCAGCGCATCGACCTTATCTTCGTCTTCTTTTTCCGGTGCGTCGCCGGCAATGAATTGCAGGTCAACAATGCCCGACTCCTTGCGGATGGCTCCCTTGACCGTCGGTCCGACTTTGTTTTTTAGGTGGCAAACATTGCCGTCAATGGTGCCGATGACAGCGCCGTCATTCGTGACGAAGCCTTCGTTGATTTCGATTTTCATGGTGGTGGATTAAATCGCCCGCGTTGGTTTGTCGGAAAATTCGTCATCTTCCAAAAGCTCCGCGCCGCGAGCTTGGCGGCGGAGAAAGTAAGCCAGCACATCTTTCTGACCGTCGCGTTGGGCGGCAGCGTGCGGGTTGAAATTGTCAACAGCCTGGAACACAGGCCGAAACATGCCAAAATGCTGCTGTGCCGCTGTGAGCACGACGTTAAACGCCTGCGATCCTGCAAGCTCAGCCCATGCGGCATTCAGCCTTGCAGCGCGGTCTTTGCGCTTTGCTTCAATCTCTTCGGTGGCTGTCATTCTTGCGTCTCGGTGATGAATGCCTCCACTTCGGAGATGGCATCAACGTCTTCGTGTTTCGACCATAAGTATTCGCTTCCCCATTGAGCTTTGCGGTCTTCGTATTCTGACCACAGCGTGGCGATCATTTTGTCACGAATTGCAAGTTGGCAAGCAACGTCAAAAAGCTCTTCGGTCATCGCGGCAACATGCCGGAAGTAATGCTTGCCCAGGCTTTCAGAGTCTTGCGGCGGATAGGTCATTTAATGAGCTTCGAAACCGTGTTCAAGAACCGAGCATGCGCGTGTTCAGCTAGTTCCAAGGCGTCGCGCTCATCAAAACCAGCGGCATGCGGAAGGGCAAAGCGATCCTCAAACTTCCGGCCTTTGAATTGGAACTCAAAACGAAAGCAGTTAAAACCTTCGACGAAGGCGCGGAGAATGTCGGACTTTACCTTTTGTAAGTTTGAACCGACGTCGAAACGGTAAACCAGCAGGTCATTCCCACGGGTGAACGGTTGCGCGAGATCTAATTGTGAACGCTCACTCATGCTGCCATTGCTCCTTTCAGTGCTTCGACTCCACCCAGGTTGCCAACGGCCTTGGCTCCCTGTTCCATAACTTGCATCTGCGCAGCTTGTGCCTGCGCCTGCGCCTGCGCTTCCATACGCTGCTGGACGACTTCTTCGTCCAAAATGTAATCGGTGGGAACGCCGGCGTCACGAGCGCTGCCACGCGCCCAACGAATCCAGTCGAACGGCTCCATGACTTCGGGACGCATAGGAGCAAGCGAGACAATGCGTTGAATGTGCCGGTCGGCGTCGATGTTGCGAAGCTGCATCAATCGGGACAGGCAAAGCTCGATGAGGTCGTCCAGTCGCAGGAAGCGGAGCTTCGGAGGGAAGGGGGTATGAGCTACGATGTGAATT